TAGAGGATGGGCTGGCTCATGGCGTGATGATCAGCTCCGTATACTGGCGTCTAGCAGCCATCTCTTGCCGCCGACGTAACTCATGAACGGCTTGACTTCAGTCGCCATACAACCCCTCCTTGATCGCCGCCAGGGTCTGCGCATCCAGCGTCTTGCCATCGCGCGCGGCGGCGCGCTCCACCGCGTCCAGCCGGGCGCGCACTTCCTCGGCCCAGCGCTTTTGCCCGATGCTGGCGCGGGACGCTTCGGCCACCGCACGCGCGGCATGGGTCAGGAGTTTGACCTGCTCCGCCGGGTCGGCGTCCTCGGCATCTCGCACGGCCAGCATGGCGTCAAAGAGGGCGCTCTGCACCAGCCGGATGACGGCGGCGGAATGATCGTCCGCCTCGTCGGGGCTGGCCTGGGCGATGACCCTGGCCGCCTCGGTGCTGGCGCGGATGGCGGCCAGGGAACGCTGTAGTTTCTGGTCGTAGCGGTGCAGGCTGCTCTTGCCGATGGCGTAACCCTGCCCTGCGAGCCACGCGGAGAGCGCCTCGTAGCCGCCGTGGGTCTGGTCGGCGAGCAGCTTTTCGATCGCTCGGCGCAGCTCTGGCGGCAGCTGCGTCACCTTCGGTCGGCGCGGCATGGCCACCTCACCAGCGCGGCGGGCGCGCCAGCCCCGCAGGGGCGTCGGCCCGGTAGTCATATACATCCTCGCCATGCGCGGTGAGCGTGGCCGCCCAGACCGGGCCGGATCGCTCGATCCTGGCCAGGCCGTGGGTGTCCAGCCAGGCCATTTCGCGTCGGACCAGGTCCGCCGTGGCATAGACCGGGATGTCATACGCGCAGGTGAGCAGTACAGCCTCGATGGTGCCGTAGGGCCGGGCGTGCCACAGGGCGGTGAGCATCACCCAGCGCAGCGTCTCGCGCTCCGCGCGCGCGGTGTCGATGGCAGCGTCGATGCGGCTGTCGGTCATGGCTCGGGCCTCCTGGCCAAGAGTTCGTAGAGACGGTCGAGCTTGGCGTTGATGGCCGTTAACTCGCGGATGGCGTCCTCGCGCCGCTGGTAGTACAGCGGCAGCTCGGCCAGCAGGCGCTCGAATCGGGTTTCCAGATCGTCGATGCGCGCGAACCGCTGCTCGATGTCGGCCAGCAGGCGGCTGGCGAACCACTTGAGCAGGCCAAACACCCCTCCGAGCACCACCCCGCCGACAACAAACAGCGTCGGCAGGCCGACGCCGGAGAGCATCACGTCACCTTCCATCGCTCACTCCTTCGTCCCATTGCCGGATGGCGTCGATGCGGGCACGGCACTGCTCGTAGAGCCCGGCGGCATTGATGATCCATCCCGAGACGTCGGCGTCGCTCGACTCAGACTGGCCGGGATCGGCGGCAGGGGCGGCAGAGGCAGCAAGAGAGAAGCCGGCGGGCGGGGACGACTGGAAGGCGGGGGCGTCGTGGAGCAGCCACCGAGCGCCAGCAGACAGGCAAGGGCGGCCAGTGGTTGTTGTTTTGAGGTCATATCTGAGTCTCCGGTTTGTCGCATCGAGTGCGTACACGCGGCGGTCTTTTTCGGCGAGCGCGGCGTCCATCGCGCTATACGCGGACTCGATGCGGCGGCGGGCGTCGTCCGCGGCAGCGGCCTGGCTGCGGGCGATGTCGGCGCGGATTTCCGCCACCTCGGCGAGGCGGGCGCGATGCTCCCAGGCGTAGCCGCCCGCCGCGCCCAGGGCGGCGGCGATGGCGAGGGCAATCAAGGTGGGCGCGGCGGATGCGGCGATCACGGCGCTGACCCAATACATAGGTCATGCTCCGCCTGCCGGCGCTTGACCAGACCCGGCAGCTCGCGGCCGCCGGCGCGCGTCCAGCGCAGGATTTCGCGGCAGGCGCCGGCGTAGTCGGGTGGGGTCTGCTTGAGCCGCTTGACCAGCGTCGAGCGGCAAAACGCGCTCGCGCCGATGTTGTAGGCCAACGATTGATAGGCTGCGGCCTCGCGCGGGTAGAGCGGTGTATCGCCGATGCAGGCCGCCGCCTCGCGCCAGATGCGGTCGGCGTCGCGCGCCAGCATCACCACCGCGCGCTCGGGCGTCACCGTGTCGCCCGTCTGGACCTGGCGGCCGTCCTCGTGGTGCGTGCCGCCGAAGCCCATCGTCCGCACGCCCACGCCATCGTCGTAGGCGCGGCCGCGGTAGCCCTCGTGGACGGCGATGCCAGCCACGGTCAGGGCGGAGACGACGAGAATGGATGCGGGCAGGCGCTTCATGCCAGAGATTGTCCGGCGGGCGTGCGACGCTGGCGACTAACTCACGTTACAGCTCCAGGGCGCGCTGTCGCCGCGCCGATTCCTCGGCGGTCATGCGCTTGATCAGCCGGTAGATGTGGATGGTGGTGACCCCGTACCTGCGCGCCAGCTCGGCATGGTTGTCGCCTTTAAACTCCCGCCAGATGGCCTCGTCGCGCTCGTGCCGCTCGATGGAGTCGGCGGTGGGGATATAGACCCCGGCGCCGCCCACCACCTCGGCGAGGCGGCGCATGATCAGGTAGCCGACATGCTCGGCGCGCTCAGGATCGATCCCGATCTCCGTCTTGAGCACGTCGGCGGCATGGTCGGCAATCTCGACCAGCAGCGGTGTGCAGCGGCTACGCCAGCTCATCGCCGTCCTGCAGCCGGTAATACCACACATCCCCGGCCCGGCGGCAGGCGATGCGCAGCCCATTCGCGCGCAACTCGGCGATGCAGCTATTGACCGCGCACACCGACGCGCCGATGACGATGTCGAGCGTGGAATAGTCGCGCCCGTCCGCGAGCAGCGCGGCAACGCGCTTGAGCCGCGCCGAGTGTTCCAGCCTTGCTGATTTCATCGATTGCCCCTCATCTGGTCCGCGATCCCGGCCAGGATTGCGCGCGCCCTCTGTCTCTCTTCTTGCGTCATTTTTGGCGCGGACAGCTTCGGCGGCTCTGGCCGGGCCGGCAGCGCGCGCATGAGATGCACTGGCTGCGGCCAGCGATCCGCAGCGCGCATCAGCGCGCTGAACGCCGAGCGCAGTCTGGCCGCATCCAGCGACTCGTCCCATCGGATCGACGTGGTCTCCATGGCCTCGCACCAGGCGGCGGCCGTCAGCGCGATCGTCTCCGCCGGAGGCTGGCCAGGCAAGGCCAGCGCCACCAGCTTCTGCATGCCGCTCGCCACTTCACGCATCATCCACTCCTCAACCGCCACGCTTGAGCGCCTCCAGTGCCAGCATGGCGGCCTCCGTCTTGGTCGAGCGCGCCGGTTTTTCGTCGCGCGCACTCCGAGCAACCGCCACGCCAGCGGCGGCTGGCGCGCTTTCGAGCACCCGCCTGAGATAGTTGTGATTCGTCATCCGCCGCGCCGCGCCGCCCTTGGCGCGGACACCATCCACAGTCTCGGCGAGCGCCCAGGCCAGCCGCGCGGCATCGGGCTCCAGTGCCAGCGCCTCGCGCGCCAGGCGCAAGGCCCGGCCATTCTCCAGATCGGATTTTTCCGGACGGAAGAGCGACAAATACCCAACCAGCGCCCGCCCGAGATCGTCCGGCTGCGCGGCCAACACGCCCATCAGCGCGCGCCCGGCCTCGTCCTGCACCAGCGCGTCCAGGTACAGGTGTGCATGGCACACCGGGCAGCGCCCCAGTCTCACGTGCGCGCCTCCTTGCGCTGGCGCTGCCGATGCCAGCGCTGCAATCCGCTAATGATCTTGCTTGCCGCATCGGGCGAGAGCCACCGCACCGCATCCACCTTGGCCGTGCGGCGCACGAAGGCGATGAGCCGCGCATCCGTCAGCCCCTCGCGCCAGCCCATCTCCAGCGCCAGCCGCTCGATGGCGAGCAACTGCCAGCCAGTGGCCATGCCAGGCCCGCCCGTCTCTGGCGCCGGCACGTGAATGTCCGCGCCCAGCCGCATGAGTTCCGCGCACACCGCCACCAGCTCCGCCTCGCTCATCCCGGCCGCGCTCGGCTGGCCCGTCACCCGCGCCTGCATGGCGCGGCGGGCGTCGTCGTCCATGCCGATGCGCTTGGCTGCGGCGTGCGCCAGCCCGATGAGCCGGCGCCGGCGGTCAGGGCCGGCGTGGCTCATGATGCTCGCCTTTCGCCAGCGCGCGCGCGGCCAGCATGGCCGCATTGCCCGTCCCATACACAGCGATTTCGCGCAACGCCAGCTGGTAGCCCGCCAGCCGGGCGATGAGCATGCTCACCACCCGCGCGTCGCGCTCGGTGGTGATGCCTTGCTCGATCCTGTCGATGAGTATGTCCATGTATGTCTCCAGTCGGTGATCCCGCCCATGCCCGGCACGCCGGGCATGAACTGGATCACCGCTCCGCGCGCCAGGTCACTGCTTCCCCATAGTTGATGGCCAGGCAGGCGGCGATGGCCGGTTGCAGCGGTTCGTCCCCGTCGCAGGCCATCTCCACGAGCTTCTT